GCCTACGCCCGCGACGAGATCGAGCGGCGCTGTGGCACCGCCCACACGCTCCACGCCGTGGGGCTCAGGGCGAGCAGGATCCACTGCTCGCTCGCGGTGCAGACCGTGTGTCCGGAGTGCGGGGCCGTGGGCGTGGTAATCAACCGCCAGACGGGACTCTGCCGCCTGTGCACGGAGCGCTACCACCTGGAGCAGGAGCGCGCCTTCGCCGAGGTCCTGGAGCGCGAGAGGGCCGAGGCGGAAGACCCGGGGAGGATCGCCGAGGCCAGGCGCGAGCGGGACGCGCAGCGGCAGCGCAACAGCCGCACGTGCAGGAGGTACGGGCTGAAGAGCAGGCGGGCGCGTGGTAGCTCGTGAGCCGTTAGAATTGGTTCCGCGGGCACCGGAGGCCGCCCGGGTTATTTGCCGGGGAAAGGAGCACCGGTGCCCGTCCCGCAGGCATCGGGGGCACACCTATCTCCGTGCCCCCGGCCCATGGCTTCCCTCCTCGCCCATAATCGCCCCTCTTGTGACGGCACCCGATGATTCAGGCTGCGAGACCCCGAAATTTGGAGGAGGTGGCCTGTCATGGCGAGGAGGGCGAAGCTCACGCAGGAGATGGTCGATCAGGCCATCAGGCTGAAGGCCGACGGGCTTTCCAACGGCGACATCATCTGTGCGCTGGGCATCCACGAGTCCACGTTCTACCGCTGGGTGGGCGAGCCGAAGAACCGGCTGCAGCGCGAGTTAAGCGAGGGACTAAAAAAGGAGGAGGCCGAGTTCAAGCATACGCTCCTGACGACGATCCGGGCGGCGGCGCTCGCGCGCAACCAGTACTGGACCGCGGCGGCGTGGCTGCTCGAGCGCAAGTACCCCGACGAGTACGGCAAGGCCGACCGCCGGCGCGACGAGGACGAGGGCGGCGACGCGCCGCGCATTGTGCTCGGCGTCGTGGCAAAGCCCGTGCAGGGGCGGTTGGACTTCTCCGCAGCCGGGGGCGACGGCGAAGGCGACGGTTCTTCTCGCCCAAGCGATGACGCGGAAGACGGAGAGGGCGCCGGGGATGGCGACTGACGCGAGCGAGCTGGTGATTCCGGCGTTCCACGACGTGCTCGGCGACGTGATGGCGCACGGGCACACGCACTACTGGCTGCACGGCGGGCGAGGGAGCACGAAGAGCTCGTTCGTCTCGGTGGCCATGGTGCTGCTGCTCCTGGCGCGGCCGGAGGCGAACGCCGTGGTGGTGCGGCGGTTCAGCAACACGCTGAGGGACTCGGTGTTCGAGCAGGTGCAGTGGGCCATCGCGGAGCTGGGGCTGGAGCGGTGGTTTCGGGCGCGGGTGTCTCCGATGGAGCTGACGTACCTGCCGACCGGGCAGCGCATCGTGTTCCGCGGGGCAGACGACCCGCTGAAGCTGAAGGGCACGAAGTTCGGGCACGGCTACGCGGCCGTGGTGTGGTTCGAGGAGCTGGACCAGTTCGACGGCATCGAGGCCGTGCGGAGCATCCTGAACTCGCTTAGGCGCGGCGGGGACGACTTCTGGATCTTCTACACGTACAACCCGCCGCGCACGCTGTGGAGCTGGGTGAACCGCGAGGAGCTGGAGCGCGAGCGGCGCACGGACACGCTCGTGCGGCGCTCGAGCTACCTGGACGTGGTGGGGACGCACCCGGAGTGGCTGGGCGCGCCGTTCATCGAGGAGGCGGGGTACCTGCGGGAGGTGGACGAGCGGGCCTGGCGCAGCGAGTACCTGGGCGAGGTGACGGGCACGGGCGGGTCCGTGTTCGGCAACGTCGTGGGGCGGCGGCTGGGCGACGCGCAGTGCCGCGGCTTTTCTCGCACGCGAAACGGCGTGGATTGGGGGTGGTTCCCCGACCCGTGGAGGCTCGTGCGGTGCGGGTGGGTGCCCGGCGAGCGGCGGCTGTTCCTGTTCCAGGAGCTCTCGGCGAACCGGAAGACGCCGGCCGAGACCGGGGCGATGGCGGCCGAGGCTCTGACGTTTGCCGACGAGCCAGGGGGCGACGCCTACCTGCACGACGAGCTGATATGGGCGGACGACACGCCTGACGGGAAGCAGTCGATGGCAGTGTGGCGTCGCGAGCTGGGGCTTCGCGTGCGGCCGGCGCGGAAGAGCAACATGCGTCGGCTGAGCTATGAGTGGCTGGCGGGTCTGCGGGAGATCGTGATCGACCCGGTGCGGTGCCCGCTCGCATACGAGGAGTTCCGGCTCAAGGAGTTCGAGCGGGACCGCGACGGGACATGGATAGACGAGATCCCGGACGGGAACGACCACAGTATCGACGCGGTGCGCTACGCCATGATGGACGACGTGCTGAGAGGGGCATAGAGCAATGAGGGAACGTTCTTCTCGACAGCGCTCTTGTCGACCGTTCAATTAGCTGGCAGCTAAGAGAGGGCACTCGTTAGGCAGTACGTATTTCTCGATAGCTTTGTCTATGATGCGTTACCACCCGTACGGTTGTAGCCCTTGTCATATGCGTCGTATGCCTGTATGGCATCGCGCTCCAGATCGTTGAGGTTTGCATAGCCGCTGTCCACCAACTTGCAGACCCTGATGGTGAAGGAATCACCGTACTTCCAGTCGGAGTAGACGTCGCCGTTGCCGTGACCCGTGAAGTGCTGCCGGACGCGCTTGAGCACGTGCACGCTCTGCCCGACGTAGTACTTGTCCTTCGAGGCGTTGTAGAGGACGTAGATGCCCGTGAAGTCCTCGTCCTCGTAGAGCTTGCTCTTGAGGAACTCCGCTGGCGTGACGTCGCTTCCTGCGTGCGTGAGGGCGTCCATGCGCTCGCAGCGCTTGCGCTTCGCCCTTCTCACCAGGAAGACCTCGAGAATCGCCCACACCACCGTGATCGCCACCAGCGGGATGATGAGGCCGTTCCTGAGGAGCTCGTCCTCGCCCGGGCGATAGGTCGTGTAGTCGCCTCGTACCACTATGGGGAGCTTTAAGTAGGCGTACATGTAGTTGCAGAGGATTGCGCAAGCGACGAGGAACCATACAATCCACGCCGCACGCGCGCCCGCCCCGTACTTTGCGAAGTAGCGGTCCACCTGAACGGTGACCTTGCCTGCCGCATAACCGTTTCTAGACGCCCTGGACATCCATTCATCCCCATCTACCACGAATCGCAGGAGCGCGACCATCGATGCCGGAGCGCACAACCGATTACGCACCCGAAATCCGCACGCCCTTCTCGCCTAGCCGCATTGAATACTCGCCCGCACATTTTACTACATGCAGGAGATGGCCGAACGTTTTCGCGTTATTGGATATGAGACGCGGCGGATACTCTCGCCCTCCTCTCCCACACGCCTAACCGGCCTCCATAGGGAAGGCGAAAGCCCGCTGTACTTATCGCCCGCACATTTGTCGACCGATTCGTTAGCTGGCAGCTAAGGGGGCGGCATGGGCACGATGGCGTGTTCTTCTCGCCCAGCGCTTTTCTCGACGATGCATTTAGCTGGCAGCTGAGAGGCCGCCTCCTGTGACGGAAGCGGATGCTCTTCTCGACTTGTTGACGAGGAGCGGAGGCGGCATGGGGACGGACCTGCTGGCGGGTGACGCGTACTGGATCCCGGAGTGCGTGAGGGAATGGCTGAGAAGACAGGGCTATTCGACGCGGGCGCTGGAGGACATGGAGCCGCACGTGCGGGAGTGGGACCGCTGGATGCGCGCGGTGGGCGAATTCTACGACTACAGGGACACCGACGGCTTTGGCAGGGTGTATCAGGTGCACAGGCGCACGATAATGCCCGCCATGCGGGTGTGCCGGGAGTGGGGCAGCCTGCTTCTGGACGAGAAGACCGTAGTGGCATGCGAGAGCCAGGCGTGCACGGACTGGCTGGGCTCGCTCTTCTCGACCACGGGGTTCTGGGGAAGGGCCCAGGAGACGGTGGTGAGGGCGTTCGGGCTGGGGACCGGGGCGTTCGCCTTGTGGATGGACGTGGGGCGGCGCCTGGTGCGCGTGCGGCACTACGACGCGCGCATGGTGGTGCCGCTGTCCTGGGACGCGGAGGGCGTGCGGGAGTGCGCGTTCGTCACTCGGTGCTTCTCGCGCGGCGCCCTTCTCGACCAGCTGCAGATGCACGTGGTGGGCGGCGACGGGGCCTACAGGATCCGCACCGTCTGCTTCGACGGCGACGGGCGCGAGGTGGCGGTGCCGGGCGTGGCCGCGGACGTGGCGACGGGCTCGACGAGACCGACGTTCGGCATCGTGCGGCCGGCGGTGCCGAACACGAGGGTGGACTTCTCGCCCTACGGGCAGAGCGTGTTCGCGGACGCCGTCGATGCGGTGCAGAGCGTGGATCTTGCCTACGACGCCCTCGTCAACGAGGTGGACGCGGGCAAGATGCGCGTCTTCCTCTCCGACGTGATGTTCGACCAGGAGAGGACGAAGGACGGGAGGAGGGTGCCCATCCCCTTCGGCAAGGGGGACTGCACGGTGTTCAGGAAGGTCATGTCGACCGAGGACACGATTCAGGAGTTCGCGCCGGCGCTGAGGACCGAGGCGCAGGGCAAGGCGTTCCGCCTGGCGCTGCAGGTGCTGGGCGACCTCTGCGGCCTGGGAACGAACTACTTCGACCTGGACAACGTGGGGTACGTGAAGACGGCCACGGAGGTCTCGAGCGACAACAGCGCCCTCATGAGGAACGTCCGCAAGAACGAGAACGCGCTGGAGGGCGCGCTCGCGAGCGTTGCGCACGCCCTTCTCGCCTGTGCCCGTCACATGGGCGAGAGACTCCCCGACGAGGGCGACGTGTCCGTGATATACGACGACTCTATCGTGCAGGACACTGCCTCTGAGAAGCGCCAGGACATGGACGAGGTCGCGGCAGGGCTGATGACGCGCGAGGAGTACCGCAGGAAGTGGTACGGGGACGGGGCGTAGGGACAGGGCGAGCGCCTCGCGGAAGGCGGCGTCATCTCGGTCGACGCGGACGAAAGCGAGAGACCTTACGGCTCGTGCGGCGTGCGCTGTGAGGGCCGTGGCGGACCTCCCAGGAACGAGAACCCTGCGCCAGAGGGTCGCAGGTCCATCTGGGACGCGAGCCCGGAGGAGTCTCGTCTGGGGCTTGGCGACGCCGGTGTAGGCAAGGCGGACTCCCAGGTCCAGCGACTCGCTGTCGGCAGGTCCCACCCCACCATCCCGCACGCCACTGGCACCGAGGCCCGAGCCGCAGTCGCGGGAGCGGAGGGCGTGGAGCCGCTGGGCGCAAGTGCCATGGGCCGTAGCGCGCCATACGTGACGCCCTCGACAGGCCGGGGGCGACGGAGCGGGCTTGGCTGAGCGCGGTGCCGAAGGCAGACGGCCGGAGCACGCGGGCCTAGCGCGGCGCCGGAGGCAGACGGGCGCAGCGCGGTGGCCGAGCGCGCGGCCGTAGGCAGACGCGAAGCGGCTGCCGGAGGCGCGCACGCGAGCGCCACCTGCGCGGAGCCTGGCTGCCGTAGGCCCGCACGCGAGCGCCCGCGTGCGGAGGACGGCTGCCGTAGGCCCGCACGCGAAGCCATGCCCGCGGAGGAGTCCCCGGCCGCCCCGTGCGACTCTCCGGCGCGCGGAGGCCCGTGGCACGCGCGCCCCGGCGGAACGCCCGTAGCGGACGCGACTGCGGCGCCCCGACGACGTCACCACCTGGCGTGCGGGATGGTGGGGTGGGAAATGGCTCTTCTCGTTAAAAAGGGACCGTCGACGACGGCCCCTCGTTCTTCTCGCGCTTCTTGTCCTTCTCGCCTCGCTACGACGCCAGGATCTTCTCGTCCTTCACGTAGGGAACATTCCAAAATCCGAGGATCTCCGCGATGTCACCGATGAACAGGTCCTCCGCATCCCTGCGAAGCGTGTCGGCCACGTCCTCGAGAGAGTAGTCCTCGGTCTCGCGGAACGTGATGGTCGTCTCACGGGCGGGCGCGTCGTAGCAGAACTGCGTGATGTCGCCACTGCCGGTCTCCTTCACGAATGCCTCTCCCGTCTCGAGACGACCATACTCCAGCGTCCTGGTCTCATCGCCGTACTCGAACGTATAGGTACTTCTCATCCCCATGTTGCTGCCCCCTTGACCTTAGTGGTTTGGTTTGTCAAGGCTACAGGGTCAGAGTCAGCAGTCTACGCACACTGCGGCGAGCGGTGGCAGTCCAAAACGTTCTTCTCTCTCACAGCGGGCTACCTGTTGCTCTCGCATTGATCCGTCCATAACATCTCCGGCTCGTTGAGTGGTTTTTCTCTCCCGCTCTGGCAGAGGGACCTTATTCGGCGAGTGGTACCGCCCTCCACGATTCTCCCAATGGCTACATCTGGCGAATTTTGCCGTTCATCATCTGATGAACCAGCGTTACGGTTACGCACTAACCCGATGGTAGAATGTATGCACTTTTATTTCATTTCGCCTTGGTTTGTAAGGAGCCGAATGAAGTACGCAGAGCTTATCGAGGACGGTGCGAGTACGTCCCAACGCCAGGACTTCCTCGCAGACGGCGACCCCACTCCTATAACGCTACGGGTTCCCAAGAACCTCAAGGATGCGGCGGCTGAGACGGCCCGACTGCGCGGCATTAGTTTCTCTGCTTTCGTGCGGTCGTGCATCATCAATGAACTCGCCGGAAGGGACTAGTTACATGTCCGAACAAAATGATTGTGCAGCCGTAAAGCTCGCCCCCAGCGAGATTAGCCGCGTCCACTCCGAGATCGTTAGCTTCATCTGGGGAATTGCGGACGACTGTCTTCGCGATGTCTATGTGCGGGGCAAGTATCGCGACGTCATTCTTCCCATGACGGTCATTCGAAGGCTTGACGCCGTTCTCGTCGATTCCAAGCCTTCCGTTCTCGCGCTCAAGGCAAAGCTCGATGCCGCCGGTATTGATGACCAATGGCCCGCGCTCTGTCGCGCCGCCGGACAGGCTTTCTGCAACTCTTCGCCCTTCATCCTGAAGGACCTTACAAGTCGTACGCACCAGCAGACGCTCAAGGCCGACTTCGAAGCCTACCTCGACGGCTTCTCACCCAACGTGCAAGAGATACTCGAGAAATTTAAGTTCAAGACCCAAATCGACACCATGGTCGACGCCGATATACTTGGCTCAGTCATAGAAAAGTTCGTTTCGCCCGACATCAACCTCTCGCCCAACCCCATCTACTATGATGACGCCAAGACCAGGGTTAAGCTCCCCGGCCTCGACAATCACGGCATGGGAACGATTTTTGAGGAGCTCATCCGCCGCTTCAACGAGGAAAACAACGAGGAGGCAGGCGAGCACTGGACGCCGCGCGACGTCGTGGAGCTCATGGCCGATCTCGTATTCATGCCCATCGCTGACCAAATCAAAGATGCCACCTACTCCTGCTACGACGGGGCCTGCGGCACGGGCGGCATGCTCACCGTGGCCCAGGACCGTCTCTTGCAGCTTGCTGGGCAACGTGACAAGCACATCTCCATCCACCTCTTCGGGCAGGAAATCAACTCGGAGACCTACGCAATCTGCAAGGCGGACATGCTGCTGAAGGGCGACGGCGAGGAGGCCGACCATATCAGCTACGGCTCGACGCTATCGCTCGATCAGAACGCGACCCACCAGTTTGACTTCATGCTCTCCAACCCTCCCTACGGCAAGAATTGGAAGACTGATGCCGAAAAGATGGGCGGCAAGACTGGCATACTTGACTCCCGCTTCAATGCCTACCTAGACGGTGGCGAAGAGCTGAAGATGATTCCCAGCTTGCGTGACGGCCAGCTGCTCTTTCTCCTTAACAATGTCTCGAAGATGAAGGACGGCGACGACGCGCCGCTTGGTAGCCGCATAGCTGAGGTACACAACGGGTCATCCCTCTTCACCGGGGACGCCGGCAGCGGCGAAAGCAACGCACGGCGCTACCTCATCGAGCGCGACCTCGTGGAGGCAATCATCGCCTTACCCACAAACATGTTCTACAACACCCCCATCGGAACCTACATTTGGGTGCTTTCTAACAGGAAGGCAGACAACCGCAAGGGTGTTATTCAGCTCATTGACGCAAGAGAGATGAAATCACCCCTTCGTCGAAATCTCGGTAAGAAAAACTGCGAGCTAACTTCAGAACTGCAACAGCGAATCGTCGACGCCTTCCTCAGCATGAACGAGAGCGACATCAGCCGCATTCTCCCCAACAGCGAGTTCGGATATTGGTCCATTTCTGTCGAAAGACCCCTGCGTCTGCGCGTGTTTCCACATCGCCCCATTCCCGAGGACATCTTCAAGAAAACCCGCGACCGCCAAGCTGTTGAAAAAGCTCTTGCTGACATCCCCAACAACACACCACTCGACAACTGGACGTTATTCGCTCAGGCACTCGGTCTTAACAAGACCCTATTAAAGAAACTGCGGCCTCTCATAACCGAAGTGGATCCAGCTGCGGCACCCATCGAAGGAGAGGCTGATCCCAACCTATCTGACACGGAGATAGTGCCATTCAATTATCCTGGCGGCATCGATTCTTTCGTCGAAAACGAAGTACATCCCTTCGCACCAGACGCCTTCGTAGATAGCGCCAAGACCAAGATTGGGTATGAGATCGACTTCGCCAAGTACTTCTACACCCCGGCGCACAATCTCAGCATTCCAAGCATCCTCAACAAGCTCGAGGAGCTTACGAATAGGAGCACCGGAATGATGGATGACATCATTGGGCGGCTATCTGCGAACTTGACCAGACCTGACGAGCAATCAAATGACGACCTCGAAGAGGAGACAGAGCACCCAGCCAACTGGACAGTCGATCGAAACCGCGCCCTTTTCACCTTCAGGAAAGGCCTCTCCATTACGAAGGCCGATTTAACGGAGGACGGTGTTCCCGTAATAAGCTACGGGCAGGTTCACTCGAAGGCCAATACTGGAACTTCTTTGGCCAATGTTCCGATTTGTTACGTACCCAGCTCCTATCTCTCAAACACGGCTGCCCGGGTAGAGGAGGGGGATTTTATATTTGCTGATACCTCCGAAGACCTCGAGGGCTGCGGAAATGCCGTATACGTTGACAGCGACGAAACCCTGCTCGCGGGATACCACACCATCATCGGGCACCCCAAGAAGGGCATGAACAACCGTTATCTGGCATACCAATTCAACTCGCCCTCGTATAGGGATCAGATAAGAAGCGTGGTCAATGGAGTCAAGGTCTACTCGATTACCCAGAGGATTCTCAAAGACGCCTGCCACCTGACCCCGCCTTTGGAGGAACAGGATGCCATCGTGGCCTTCCTCGACGTTCAATGCGCGGCCATCGACAGCCTAATCTCCCTGTATCGCGACGAGATTGAACAGCTTACGCTCCTTAAGACCACAATCGTAGACAAGGCGGTGACCGGCAACCTAGGCCCAGCTGACTCCTCATCGGACACGGATTCCCTATTTGAAGGCTCGACATCAGAACCTCTTTCTGGAACCACTCAACGAGCCCACGGTGAGGAGGCGAACGAATAGACATGCCGACCTTCACCAACACCTCCGAGAAAGGCCTCGAGTCCCTTATCGAAGACTGGCTCGTCAACCACAATGACTACGAGAGCGGCACCAACGCCGACTACAACAGGGATTACGCAGTCGACGAGACCCGCCTCCTTCGCTTCCTGCAGGACACCCAGCCCCAGGCCGTGAAGCGGCTCGGACTGCTCACCTCCGAGCAGAACAAGCGGAAGTTCCTTAACCGCCTGTCTGGCGAGCTTGCAAAGCGCGGCGTCATCGACGTGCTGCGCAAGGGTGTGAAGGTCTACCCGGTCGATGTAGTGATGTTCTACATGACGCCCAGCCCGAACAACCCAAGGGCGTCCGAGATGTTCGACAAGAACATCTTCAGCGTGACAAGGCAGCTGCGCTACTCGCAGGACGCCTCCAAGCTGGCCCTCGACATGTGCATCTTCATCAACGGGCTCCCCGTCCTCACCATGGAGCTCAAGAATCAGCTCACCAAACAGAACACCGAGGACGCGGTGCGGCAGTACATGGACGACCGCGACCCGCGCGAGACTCTCTTCTCATTCAAGCGCTGCATGGTCCACTTCGCCGTTGACGACGCGACAATCAAGTTCTGCACGAAGCTCGCCAAGAAGGATAGCTGGTTCCTTCCCTTCAACAAGGGCTACAACGACGGAGCGGGGAACCCGCCCAACCCCGACGGGCTCATGACCGACTACCTCTGGAAGGACATCCTCACCAAGCGCAAGCTCGCCCGCATCATCGAGAACTACGCCCAGGTCGTGGTGGACATCGACCCGGACACCGGCAAGAAGTCCGTCAAGCAGATATTCCCGCGCTACCACCAGCTCGATTGCGTGGAATCCATCCTCGCCGACGTGAGCCGGAACGGCATCGGCAAGCGCTACCTCATCCAGCACAGCGCCGGTAGTGGCAAGTCCAACTCCATCGCCTGGCTCGCGCACCAGCTCATCACGCTGGAGCAGTCCGGGCACCCCATGATTGACTCGGTGATCGTCGTCACGGACCGCCGCATCCTGGACAAGCAGATACGTGACACCATCAAGCAGTTCATGCAGGTACGAAACACAGTCGTATGGGCGGAGCACTCCGGCGAGCTCTCGCAGGCCATCAAGGACGGTAAACGCATCATCGTGACCACCATCGAGAAGTTCCCCTACGCGCTGCCTAAGCTCGGCGAGGAGCACAAAAGCAGGAAATTCGCCATCATTATCGACGAGGCGCACTCCGGCCAGAGCGGCAAGAACTCGGCGGAGATGAATCTCGCCCTATCCGGGCTCGCTTCCGATGACGATATGGATAACGAGGACAAGATCAACGCGATGATGGAGGGGCGCAAGCTCCTCACCAACGCGAGCTACTTCGCCTTTACTGCCACGCCAAAGAACAAGACACTTGAGACCTTCGGGACGCCATTCGAGGACGGGGGCGAGACCAAGTTCCGCCCCTTCCACGTCTATACAATGAAGCAGGCCATCCAGGAGGGCTTCATCCTGGATGTGCTTGCTCACTACACGGCCATCGATAGCTACTACAAGCTCATGAAGACCGTCGAAGACGATCCCATGTTCGACAAGAAGCGCGCTCAGAAGAAGCTTCGCAGCTTCGTCGAGGGCAACAGCTTCACGATTGGCAAAAAGGCCGGCATCATCGTGGATCACTTCCACGAGCAGGTCATAGCCAAGGGGAAGATTGGCGGGCAAGCGCGGGCCATGGTCGTCACCGCGAGCATTCCGCGCTGCATCGAGTACTACTACGCCATCAACAAGGAGCTCGCGAAGCGACACAGTCCCTACAAGATCATCGTCGCCTTTTCGGGTGAGCACCGATACAACGGACAGGAGTCCGCCGTGACTTCGGCGGAGCTCAACGGCTTCCCCGACGGCAAGATACCGAAGATGTTCAAGCAGGACCCCTACCGCATCCTCGTTGTAGCAGACATGTTCCAGACCGGCTTCGACGAGCCCCTGTTGCACACCATGTACGTTGACAAGGTTCTCGCCGGCATCAATGCCGTGCAGACGCTCTCACGCCTCAACAGGGCCTATCCTGGTAAGCTCGACACCTTCGTGCTCGACTTCGCTAATAAGCCCGAGGACATCCAGCGTGCTTTCGAGCCCTACTACCGCACAACCATCCTCTCCAGTCAGACCGACCCCAACAAGCTCTATGACCTCGTGGCTGCCATGGACGAATACCAGGTCTTCAACGACGATGACGTTAGGACCGTTGTGAACCTGTTCCTAGAAGGGGCAGAACGAGACAGGCTCGATCCCGTCCTCGATGCCTGTACGGTACTCTACAAGCAGCTCGAAGTCGACGACCAGATTGAGTTCAAGAGCGCCGCAAAGGCTTTTGTTCGTACTTACGGGTTCCTCGGAGCCATCCTTCCCTACGGCAACGCCGACTGGGAGCGGCTCTCTATCTTCTTGAACCTCCTTATCCCGAAGCTGCCGTCACCGAGGGAAGACGATCTCTCAGAGGGAATTCTCGAGGCAGTTGATCTCGAGAGCTACCGTAACGAGGCGCGCGAGTCCATTGCAATTAAGCTCGCCGACGAGGATGCCGAAATAGACCCCGTACCGACCGGCAACGGCGCCCACATCGATGTTCCCGAGATGGATCCTCTTTCCGTGATACTCAGCAACTTCAACGACCTCTTTGGCAACATCGACTGGAACGACGCTGACAACGTACGCAGGCAGATCCTCGAGATTCCGGCGATGGTCTCCCGCGACGAGAAGTACCGGAACGCCATGCGCAACTCCGACGAGCAGAGCGCCCGGATGGAGAGCGACCGCGCGCTGCTCCAGGTAATCCTCGACATCATGGGCGACAACATCGAGCTGTTCAAGCAGTACCAGGACAACCCGTCGTTCAAGAAATGGCTCTCTGACCTGGTATTCAATCTTACGTACAACCGGGAGGGGAAGCCGTATGAGCCTCCTGAGAAGACGAAAGACTAGCGGATGAGCATGGGATATCAATTCATTTCTACAGAGAAGGGCACCCCCAATGGCAACAGGGCAGAGACTTGTGCCTTGCTGCACTTGATGTGCTTTGCCCCCGAGCGCAACCAAATCGACCAGTTTGCAATCGATTGCTTCAACGATGTCACTGGCATGGATAACCCCTGCATTTCCCTACATGATGTTCAATCAAAGGCAGGGACAAACATAACTCCAGGAAAGTTAGGTGAGTACCTCGTTACGCTCTTTGAGAATTGCGTAAGCGAGTTCTCGCAGTACTTTGTCACTCTCACGCTATTCGTGGGAGGTGTTTCCTCCACAACACTCCAAGATCCTACTCTCACCGAATTCGGCTTCCACCACCTTCAGCCTAAGGCCCAAGCCAGCGTACGCGAACATCTCGAACAGGCTTGCCGGAAAAGGCATAATGGCATACCCGACGAGCTCATTAACGGCGACAACATCGATGACTTCCTTAGCCGGGTAAGATTTGTCATCGCAAAGGAAGATGAAACTGAATACATCAGGGCTCTTGCCCACAACTCTTCCGCCATCCTGCCTGACCGTAGGACACTTTTAAACATCTTCGGACAGATACGCGACCAGCAGTCATCTCTTAAGAATCGGAAGGGTATCGCGGGAAAGATCATAGACAGGCCTGACGCCGTCATGGACTACGGTCGCATCCTTTCGGCCCACCAGATACGGCTCCTAGTTATCCAACGCCTTCTCAACATGGACTTCCTGACAGACGATTCTCCCGACAGCTTCCGTTCCTACCTCAATTCGCTTCCTCCAGAAATGCGACCCGAGGATGTTGAAGAGGACTGCCGGAACGAGCTTAAGCTCCAGTATTTCGACAAGAACAACAAGGACGCCTTCTGGCGGCTTCTGGACAAGGTTGTGACCGTCTTACAGGATGAACCCGATGCCGATATCAAAGAGGTTTATAGGCGAATCGACAATGACACCTTGGCTTCCTGCACACACCTCACCCGCCCATCGCACCTTTACTTCATTGCAACTATCAAGGATGGACTTCGCTCATGATCAACGTCAAAGCAGTTTACATAGGCAACGAAACAGAGTCCTACATACAGGACGGATTCACCAGCAGCGGCGTAAACATCATCAGCAGCGATGAAAACCATGTCGGCAAGACCATCGTCATGCAGGCCATCATGTATGCGATGGGTGCCGAAGCGCAGTTCCCAGCCAGTTTCAAGAGCAAGCTCTACGTCTTCATCGTTGACCTTGAGGTCGATGGGCGTGAGGTCTCTATCCTTAGAAACAAGGATTACTTCGTCGTTCTCGATGATGGAGCAGTCGTCCCAATTGAAGGTAAGGGCGATTTCGACGTCTTCTGGAACGAACGCATCTCGCCTCTCCCGACCATCATCAAGGATGGCAGCCCGAGGTTGGCAGGACTTCCTCTCTACACGCAAATGTCCTTCGTCCCACAAGCAGGCAGAAACACCGCACGCACCACTACGAGTTACTACAACAAAGATGACTTCATGGAGATGGTTTATTCAATCGAAGGGCTGAGTGCTCGAACTTTAGATCCAAAGGCCATCGCCGAGCTCAAGTACAAAAAGAGCGCTCTCAAGACCCGAAAGGGCGAGCTGAACAAGCAGGCGACATCTCTAAGGAAGATCGGCACCTCGCTTGCCGCGGTCAGTCCGACGGCCGACAGGGAGGAGACGGCCCGTTTCGTCGAACAGCTCGACACTCTGAAGAACTCCATCGCCAATCTCATGAAAGAGCGCAATCACGCCTATTCACGTCGCGCCAAAAATCAGGCTGTCCTAAAGGAGCTTAGGTCTCTAAACCGCGAGATAGAGGTTGGCTCCGTGGTCTGTCTGAACTGCGGCTCCGAGGCAATTGGCTACAAGCTCCCGGGCTCGGGCTTTGTCTTCGACATCACCACGAGCGAGATGAGATCCCAGATTCTCGCAAGTGTACAGCAGAAGATTGACGCCTACCAACAACAGATTGACGACCTTGACCGCGAGATTCGCGAGCTCCAGAGGCAGTTCAACATGCTGGCCGACTCCAGAGAGCTGACCTTGGAGGATATCTATGCCGCTCGTACAGACTATGCCGATATCGAAGAGATAGATCGAGAGCTCAGCGAGGTCTCCGACCAGATTGACGACATCGACGAGCGGTTAAAAGAGGCAAAAGAGGTAGACAGACAGCTCTCCGAGGACAGGGCAGCCTTCAGGGATTCCATGCTTGGGACCATGAATGTGGTACGCCGTACCATAAACGATGACCCCACCGCCGAGGAATACACCGGCCTCTTCACGACTGCCGCGAACCCCTATATTGGGAGTGAAGCCTCCGAGTTCTTCCTTGCACGAACCTATTCGCTTGCCACGCACGTTCATCATGGCATGCCCATTGTTATCGACTCATTCCGCGCCGAGGAGCTATCAACCGGCCGTGAGGAAAGGGCACTGCCGCTGTTCATCGACCTTCCGAACCAGGTGATTTTTAGCGCCACGCTCAAGGGCGAGGAGGTTGGAAAGTACCGCGGGCGCGAGGGTATCAACAACATCGACTACACTGGCTACGCTCAGAACAAGCTGCTTTCCGACCACGACAACGAACGGTTCCTGGCCAAAGTCGCCCGTTTTGGGGTCAAATTGAACAGCTGACTTCTTCTTGTGACACGCCCGGACAATGCCCGTACCTAGAAGGTGCGGGCATTTTTTCTTTGCCCGCACGACGCGGAAAGGCGGTCGCAATGGAGGGTGAATCAAGTGGCGTGCAACAGGCGCAGGACCAGATCGGTCAGGGCGAGAACCAGCAGCAGGGCGGGCAGGAGCAGGGCGTCGGCACGCAGCAGAAGCAGGACCAGCCGGCGTCCCAGAAGGACCAGGTGAGCGGGGACGACGGCACCGACTACGTCGCGCAGCTCAAGGCGAAGGACGCCGAGATCGAGGCGCTCCAGGCGAAGGTCGCCGAGGCTTCCAAGACGGCGGAGGCGACGGAGAGGCTCGGCAAGGAGATCGCCGACCTGAAGGCCCGCCTCGCGGACGAGCGCACAGAGTTTGCGCTGAGAAGCGCCGGGGCGCGCTCCGTCACCGCCGCGAAGGCGCTCCTGGCGGAGCACGACGGCGACGTCGCCGCGCTCGCGAAGGCCGAGCCGTGGCTCTTCGACGCCGGAGGCCCGGGCAAGGACGGCGCCACCGGTCTGGAGCCGGCCGGCGCATCCGGTGGCTCTGACGACCAATACATGAGGCGCTGGGAGAGGATCGCAGGCCTCGCCGACGAGGGCAAGGAGTAGAGCATGCCGAACAGCATCGCAGCAATCAAGAACTACACGACCATCCTCGACCGCGTGTACCAGCGGGAGTCGACGAGCTCGTGCCTGAACTCGCCGGCGCGCATGGCACGCGCGGGACGCAACGCGAAGGAGATCATGATCCCGAGGATCTCCGTGACGGGGCTCGGCGACTACACGCGCAACGTGGGCTACAAGACCGGCTCGATCGACTTCGCCTACGAGACCAAGGCATTCAACTACGACCGCGGCATCAAGCTCCTCGCCGACGTGATGGACGTGGAGGAGGCGGGCGTCCTGGACTGCTTCGTGCAGGCGGGCGCCGAGCTGCAGCGCACGCAGGTGGCACCGGAGGCCGACGCCTTCACCTACGCGACCATCGCCTCGCACGATGGCGTCACCACGACCGAGGCCGACCTCTCGGGCGCGAAGGCGACGGACGTGCTGGCGGCGCTTCGCAAGGTGACGAACACGATGGACGAGGCCCAGGTGACGCCGGGCTCGCGCTACCTGTTCATCACGCCGACGCTCAAGGGCGTGCTCGACGACTACTCGCTCGCGAACCCGAACATGAGCAACCGCGTCCTCACGCGCTTCTGCCGCGTCGTGGAGGTGCCGCAGGCGCGCTTCTACACGAAGATCAGCCTCAACTCCGGCGACTCGGAGAAGTTCGGCTACGCGAAGGCTACAGACGGGCGCGCGATCAACTTCATGGTCGTGGAGAAGAGTGCGGTCATCAAGTTCGACAAGCACGTCGCGAGCAGGGTCTTCAGCCCGGACGAGCTGGAGAACCTGGACAGCTACATGATGAAGTACCGCAAGTACGGCATCGTGGAGCTCATGGACAACAAGCTCGCGGGCGTGGCCGTGAGCGCGGCGCCGGCGGCGTAGCGCCATGGGGTTCCCGCAGGCATCGGGCGTCGCGGGCGGGGCCGCCGCGGCCGGCCCCTCCTTCGCCTTCTACCGAGACTCATACGGCGGCTCGCTTGACGCGGCGTCCTTCTCGGACGCCATGCCCGCCGCCCTGAGGTGCGTGCGCGAGCTGTGCGGCGGGGCCGCGGACGACGGCCTGGAGACCGCCAACCTCGAGGCCTGGGCGCGCGCCTGCTGCGCCGCCGCCGAGGCGTTCGCCGAGTTCGGCGAGGGGCGCGTGGGCGGCTACGCGATAGGCGACTTCAGGGTAACGAACTACATGGAGAAGGGCACCACCGGCCTGGAGGTGGCGCGCGCGGCAGCGCTCTCCGAGCTCGCGGGCACGGGGCTTGCCTTCTCGGGGGCGGGCCGCCCATGAGGTACCTGAAGCCAATCCCGAGGCGGCTCCTGCCCGACGACATGCTCGTGCTCCCCTCCGACGGCCAGGGCGGCTACGGGGACGCCCGCATGTTGCGCCACGTGCGCCTGGAGCTCGAGGACGACGTCGTTGACGACCCGCACAGGGACTCGGCGCGCTCGGGCCGCGTGTTCGTGGACGCCGTTAACAGCCGGGGCGCCTTCGAGGTGCCCGCGGGCAGCCGCGTGGTCGTGGGGTCGCTCCCCGGCATGCGCGTGCTGAGATGCAGGCGGTGCTGCGTGGTGCGCGGGCAGGTGCACCACTGGGAGCTGGAGGTCGGATGATGGCCGGGGCGACGGGAATCCCCGACGAGGCGCGCGTCGTGCGCGACGCGCTGCGCTCGCTGGGCTACGCGAACGCCTATGACGCGCCCGTAGCGCCCTGGCTCTGCACGGAGCCGATCGTCGTCTCCATGGGCGACTGGGAGCGCGAGTGCAGGCAGGACGACGGCTCGGAGCGCGGACGGCGCGCCCTTCTCGCCCACGTGTGCTGCGACGATTTGACGGACGCCCGCGTGACGGCGCGGGAGGTGTCGCGCGGCCTGCGGGGCATCGACTGGGCGCACGCCGCCGCCCCGCCGCGCATGCGCATCGTGGCCTGCGACGTGGGCCTGCCGCGCCTTTACGGACGCGACCGGTCGGGGCGCTGGGTCTGGGACGTTGAGATGACGATGACGGTGGTGGTCCAGGATGGCTGACAAGGTGCGCGGAGGACGCGGCGTGGACGACCGCGACGTGGTGGCGAAGACGCTCCGGAAGGGCGTCCGCGAGGCCGACCGGCGCGGCGCCCCCGCCGAGGCGGACCGCCTCGGGCGCGAGCAGCAGCGCAGGGCGACGGCGTACGCCAGGGCTCGGGGCCAGCTGTGAGCTCGCTTACGTTCTGCGGCCGTCCGCTCTCGCCCTACGTGAGCGCGGAGCTGGAGTGGCCAGCGGCGCACTCGCTTGCGGCGGAGACGGCGCGGGTGCCCGGAAGGCCGGGGCTCGCGCTCGTCTCGTCGGACGTGGAGCCGCTGGAGCTGCGGGTGCGCCTGCACCTGGACGCCCCGGAGGCGCTCACGGCCGCGGAGCGCGCCGGGGTCCGGCGCACGATCCGGGCATGGCTCCTCGCCGACGGCGGCGGGACGCTCGTGGTGCCGGGCGAGCCGGGGCTCGAGTGGCACGACGTCGTATGCGCGGGATCCACGGGCTGGACGGGGCCGCTCGCGGACGCCTCCGCGACCGTGACGTTCCTGTGCCTGGACCCCATGGCCTACGGCGCCGAGCGCTCGTCGGCGGGCGACGCGTTCGACGTGGGCGGGACCTGGTCGACGCGGCCGGTGGTGGAGCTGACAGCCACGGCGGGCTCGGGCGCCTCCGTCGCGTGCACGGGGACGGGGGAGCGCGTCGAGCTGGCACGCGCGCTCGCGGCGGGCGACCTGGTCCACATCGACTGCGGCGCGCAGACGGTAACGGTGAACGGCGCCGACGCGACGGCCGACGTGACCCTGGGGAGCGACTTCTTCCGCCTCGCGCCGGGACGCGCCGCGCTGGCGTTCGAGGGCTGCTCTTCTCACCTGGTCTCTTGGCGGGAGAGGTGGGCGTGATGGCGGTTCCGACCCTGTACCTGTTCGACCGTTGGGACGAGCGCCTGGGCGTGCTCGCCACCCTGGGCTCGGTGACGCACGCCGAGGAGCTGGGCGGCGAGGACACGCTGGAGCTGGCCTGCGCGAAGGCGCCCGGCAAGGGCGACCGGATCGTGTGGCGCGACCCCGAGACCGGCGCCTGGCGCGAGCACGAGGTCGTGCGCACCGACGAGGCCGAGGGCGGCTCGTGCCGCGTGTACGCGGAGTCGTCGCTCTGCGAGCTCCTGCGCGACTACGTGGAGGAGGAGCAGCTGGTGAGCAGGACCGCCGCGCAGGCGATGGCCGCGGTGCTCTCACATACGCGCTGGTCGCCCGGCGAGATCGGCGTGGGCGACGCCAGGCGCGGGGCGCTCCTCTACCACACGAACGCGCTCGCGGCGCTCCGGCGCGTCGAGTTGGTGTGGGGCGGCGAGCTCGAGTGCTCCTGCGAGGTCGCGGGCGGCAGGGTCGCGAGACGCAGCGTCGCCCTTCTCCCCCGCCGGGGCGGCTGGCGAGGCGCACGCTTCGCGTACGGCGTGAACCTCGCCGGCTGCACGCGGACCGTGCTCGAGGACGAGGTGTGCACCGCGCTCTACGGCTGGGGCAAGGGCCTCCCCATCGAGGACGAGCAGGGCAACGCGACCGGGGGCTACACCCGCCGGATCTCGTTCGAGTCCGTCAACGGCTCGGTCAAGTGGGTCGGGGACGACGAGGCGCGCCTGCGCTGGGGCCGCTGGGACGCCGCGCACGGCGAGCGCGCGCACGCCTTTGGGGACGTCGTGTTCCCGGACTGCGAGGACCCCGACGAGCTGCTGGCGCTGACCAGGGCGGAGCTCGCCAGGCGATGCCACCCGCGCGTCTCGTACGAGTGCGACGTGGCCATGCTCGACGGTGGCGTTCCGGTGGGCCTCGGCGACGACGTGGCCGTCGTGGACCGCTCGCGCTCGCCGGAGTGGCGGCTCACGGCGCGCTGCGTGCGCAGGGTCCGCACGTTCGGTGCGGGCCGCGCCCGCGTGCACGTGACCCTGGGCAGCGTCGAGCGCGCGACGTGGGAGGCGAGTGCCGAGATCGTGCGGCGCGTGTCGGCGGTCGAGGAGACGGCAGCGAAGGCCTCGGACGCGGTCTCGTCGTTCGAGGACCTCTCGGGCAAGGAGTACTGACATGGCAACGACGACTGAGACGCTGGACTCGGACGGCCTGGCGGAGGTCACGTGGGACGCGTGCGACGGCCCGATTGCCGGGCGCCTCCAGGCGTCGCCTCAGGACGCGCGCGGACGAGGGATGCTGCTGCGGGTGACGCGCGGGGGCGAGCCGCTGGACCTCTCCGGCGACGGTACCCGGCTCTACCTGCTGTGGCGACACCGCCAGACGCACGCGCGCGGCTGCGAGCCGATGGAGGCGGCGGACGCCGCCTCTGGCGCCTTCCGCGTGTTCTGGCCGGCGGCGATGTGCGCCGCCGAGGGATCGGCGGAGTGCGAGGTGGTCCTGAGCTGGGGCGACAGGACGCTCGCGACGCCTGCCTTCGACGTGGAGGTGGGCACCTCCCTCGTGGGGACGCTCACGGTGCGCGACGGCTTCACGCTGTTCGTCGAGGCCATCAAGCGCTACGAGGGCGCGGCGGCGGACGCCCTTGCGGTCGCGGCAGAGTTGCGGGCCGTGCGAGACGCCGGCGAGCTGCGCGGCGCGCCGGGGCCCGCAGGTCCCAAGGGCGACGCGGGCGCCGCCGGCAGGGACGGAAAGGACGGCGTGAGCTGTACGCACTCGTGGGAGGGCACCGTCCTCACGGTGACCTCGGCGAGCGGCACGAGCTCTTCGGACCTGCGCGGCCCCAAGGGCGACGCCGGCGCGACCGGGGCGAGGGGCGCGACCGGACCCGCCGGCGCTGACGCGACGATCACGGACGCCTCCGCCACCGTGGACGCCACGACGGGCGTGCCCGCCGTCTCCGTCACGCTCGGCGGGACGCCGTCCGCCAGGACGCTCTCGTTCGCGTTCTCCGGGCTCAAGGGCGAGCGCGGTGCCACGGGCGCGACCGGCGCCACGGGTCCGCGGGGCGCCGACGGAGCGACCCAGGACCTCTCCGCGTACGCCACGAAGGAGTGGGTCACGACGCAGTTCCCGGACCTCTCGGGGGTGAGCTACTGATGGGCATGGGCATGATCGGCGAGTCCGTCCTGGGCGACATCGCGAACGCGATACGCGAGCAGAACGGCGGCAGCGCGACCTACAAGCCGGCCGACATGGCCGCCGCGATCGACGCGCTCGACGGGACGAAGGGGGGCACGGGCGTGACGCGCGCCCTGGGAGGCGGCAGCGGGGTCGTGTCCGACTCGGTCTTCTCGGCGATCGCCGGGGCGATACGAGGCCAGAACGGCCTCGCCACGAAGTACCGCCCCGGCGAGATGGCCCAGGCGATCCGCGACCTCTCCTGGGACACGGGTCTCAAGCCGCGCGCCGTCCTCTACAACGGCAGGAGGAACCTCGAGCTTAACTACCTCGACGGTCCCCAGACCTACTTCGGCGACGACGTCGAGCGGTCGTGGGAGCTCTCCCCCACCGGCTACGCCAGGGACACCGACGTGCCCTGGCACGACTGCCGCGAGCAGATCCGGTCCGTGCGCGTCGACGAGTCCCTCGGAAAGGTCAGCTTCCCCGACATCTCCCACTGGTTCCAGGGGATGACGGCGCTTACGAGCGTGACGGGCTTCAACCGCATCACGGGGGTGACGAAGGCGAACCAGGCGTTCTCTGGCGACTCCGAGCTGAGGTCCATCTCGTGCGACGCGCCGCACAGCCCCGCGATCGCGAGCGCGAGCATCCCGTTCTACGGCTGCCGCAAGCTCGTCGGCGGCCATCTCGCTGTGGCGAAGGACACGTCGGGGGCGTCGGCGTTCACGACCGGCGCCAACGGGCTGCTCGTCTGCGACGGAGACGACGCCCGCCAGTGGGCGCAGGCCCGACTCTATTCGAACGGAAAGCTCGTGATCGACACGAGCTGGGAGAGTGCGACGCCCGACCTCATGGCATCCGGCTCCCTCTGCGTGAACGCGCGCTACAACGCTCTCGGCTCCATGCCGTGGCACGACTTCCGCGACAAAGTGGCGTACGTCTTCTTTGGCAGCGGGCTGTCCACGGTCGACAACCTCTGCATCGACTACTGGTTCTACAACACGAAGTCCAACGCCATGAGCTTCTCCGGCTGGGGGAACCTCCATCCCGTGAGCGCCGAGTTCCTCTTCAACGGCTCGGTGAACCTCAAGACGCTTGACCTGCGCGGGCTCTCGCCCTCGACCTGCACGCGCTGGGCCAACGCCTTCGCGGGCATGAGCGCGCTCACGACCATCCTGGTGTCCGACAGCTGGGCGCTGCCGTCTCCCCTGGCCTCGAGCGCGAACGTCTTCTACGGCGACACCCTCCTCGTGGGCGGCAACGGCACGAAGTTCTCCTCGACCAAGACGGGCGCGAACATGGCCGTAATCGACCGCGCCGGGCAGGCAGGCTACCTGACCGCGGGATAGTCCCCCCGGTTGTGACCTCCTGGGACCATGGTGCGCGACAGGACGTCGTCGAGGGGAGTCGGGCTTGGAGTCGTTTTTCGTGGCGCTCATATCCGGCGGCATGACGCTTGCCGGCGTCATCGTCAGCAACTCGAAGTCGCGCGCGGTGACGGAGCAGAAGATCGACGAGCTCACGCGCAGGGTCGAGAAGCACAACTGCCTCGTCGAGCGCACGTACCAGCTCGAGCGGGACGTGGCGCTCCTCAGAAACGACGTCGACGGCCTCGAGAGGAAGGCGGACAGGGATGGCTGATTTCCTAGGCGGAAACGAGTGGTACTGGCGTCTCGCGCGCACGGTGGTCCAGGGCGTCCTGGGCGTCGTCGTGGCGAACCTGGACATGCTGGTGGGGGCGACCACGCTCCCGACGGAGTGGAGGGCGCTCGTGGTTGCCCTGGTGATGGCGGTGCTCTCGCCGGTGATGGCGGAGATAGGCAAGCGCGTCGACGAGGACGCGCCCGAAATCGAGCGGGGTGATACGCGATGAGGGACTGGGCACGCTGCGAAGCCGACGTCGTGAGGCTCATGAACAAGCACTTCAGCCATGGCCGCAGCGGCGCGAGGATCCAGCACGTCGTCGTACACTACAACGACGCGGACGGCTCTATCGAAGACGTGTGGAACTGGTGGCAGACGCGCAAAGCGTCCGCCCACTACCAGGTCGAGAGCTCCGGGCGCATTTGCCAGCTGGTGTGGGACCGCGACACCGCCTGGCACGCCGGCCTCTGGGCGGAGAACCTGAGGTCCATCGGCATCGAGCACGCCAACCGCTCGGACGGCACGATCTCGGAGGCCTGCCTCGACAACGGCGCCCACCTTGTGGCCGCGCTCTGCAGGCTCTACGGGCTCGGCCGGCCGGAATGGAACGTCAACGTGTTCCCCCACAGCCACTTCGCGAGCACGAGTTGTCCGGGCCAGATCTACGGCTCGCAGAGGGGCGCCTACATCGGGCGCGCCCAGCTGTGGTACGACCGCATGGGCTCCGGCGGCGCAGCCTCCGCGAGCCCCGCACCGACCGTGCCCTCCCCCGACATCGACGCCCTCGCCCGCGAGGTGATCGCCGGCAAATACGGCAACGGCGACGACCGCCGCAAGGCGCTCGGCGCGAGCTACGACCGCGTCCAAGCACGCGTGAACGAGATCCTGGGTGCCGGCGCGAGGCCGCGTTCCCAGGTCGTGGACGTGGACGCCCTCGCACGTGCGGTAATCAGGGGCGACTACGGAAACGGAGAGGAGCGCAGGCGGCGCCTCGGCGCAAACTACGCGGCAGTTCAGCGACGGGTGAACGAGCTCCTGTCGTGACGCGGGACGAGCTTTCCTGGGCGGTGGCCACGCTCGTTGCCGCCGCCCTCTGCGCGCTCGTCGCTCCCCTAGCGCTCCTGCTGTGGGCAGCCAGTGGGGGACGTTGAGCTTCGGAATCCTCCGACTCCCTGCGGCGGGGGGGGGGGGGGGGCCCTCCCCCCCCCGACGCCC